AAACAATGTCCGGAGATAGAGACATATGAGGAGATGATGTATTATGCTAAACATAAAAACTTACCTAGTAAAGGTAATAATTGATGGTCAAGAAGAGGAACTAAAAAACTTTGGAGAATCTGAGCTAGAAGTATTAGACAACATGGTTGATATGATAGCAGTTGAAGAAGTGCTAGAGATAGTAGAAGAAGAAACTGGTAGAAGATTTGAAGGTAGTGGTTCTTTAGAAAATCTAAGGAAACTAAAAAAACATGTCACAGAATATTTAGACCTAGAAAATAACTTAAAAGATAAAGGAAATATACACTGATGAATAAAACAGGATATATAGGCGATTTTAAATATGATGAAATGGATAGCTCACCACAGGTAGCTTATCGTTTAACTAGAGAGCAAGTAAATTTATTTACTACTATGATGATAGATGTTTTTCCAGAAGTAAAAACTAGACCTACTTGGAAAACACAATACACAGAACAAGGCAATATTATTTTATATTTTAATAAAGAACACTTTGGGTTGGTTGATGAAATGATAAATCAAGTATTAAGTGCTTGACATTCTCAAAGTAATCAACTAAATTTTACTAATGGAAATCGAGGACAAGGTAATGACTAGAGCATTGGTTGATGTATATTACCCTCGTCTATCTCCATTAGTCGCAACCAATCCAAATAAATGGTCCCCTCGGTGGGTGGGGAACTCTAAAACCCACATTTCTATTAACTTCATAATCGGAGGAATCGTAATATGATAGTAGAAGGTACTGCGTATTGGGCTTCTGTTAGACAGCCTAATACTACATTCGAGCCTATGTACACTATCAACTTAGTTGTTGATGAAGAGGTAGCAAAAGATTTTGCTGCTCGTGGACATAGCATTCGTGAAATGGAAGAAGGTCCTGCTATCGTCATTAAAAGGAAAGTAAATGGTCCTAATGGAATGACGAGGAAAGCACCTAGACTTCTTGACAGTGATAAGAACGATGTTGATGTTCTTATCGGTAATGGCTCTACAGTTAGAGTTCAGTATTCTGAATATGACTGGGAGTATAATAAGAAAAAAGGTAAAGGCTTAGATTTACAAGCAGTGCAAATCGTAAACCTTGTACCTTATAAAGGTGGTGATGGAGACGAATTACTTACCGATGAGGAGTTCTAAATGATTATCCAATTCGATGGTAAATCTTATGACACTGATAAAGTTTCTGATGAACAAGCTAAAAGGCAACTTCAAGCTTATGTAAGTCAAATGGCTTTTAATAATCAGTTTCAGATTTCACTACAAAAATCCAATGATAAGTTACAAGAGGAACTTAGACCTTTGTTAACTGATGAAGCATTGGTAGAAGATACACAACCTGCAAAGGTTGCTACTTCTAAATCGTCTAAGACTTAGAAAGTTTTTTCTATTTTAATATTCATAATTTTAGGGGAGTCTTCGGACTCCTCTTTTTACGAGGGTTTATATATATGACAACAGGTAAAAGCACATGGGTAAAGTATCATGTCCCATGTAGTTTATGTAATTCAAGTGATGCAGTATCAGTAAATGAAGATGGTTCAGCTAAGTGTTTTAGTTGTGGTGCTTTTTTTCCTGATTACGAAACACCTGAAAAAGTTAAAGAACAAGTAGAGGATAATACTTTTCTTTCAAGCTATACAGGTGACTATGCTGATTTAACTGATAGGGGGATATCAAAGAAAACAGCAAAAGTCTTTGGAGTTAGATGTTCTACTAATAGCTCTGGAGATGTCAAAGAACACATTTATCCATTCTACAATGGAGATGAAA